AGGTGGTGCCGCACATGGAAGAACCAGAATGGGGTGCCTGCGATTACATAAATTGCGACATTGAGCTTTACACCGATCACCAGCGCAAGCGCACCGCGCTCCTCGCCATTGCCGCTGAGCTGGAGGGTGCGGAATGACTGATAGCGACCACCTCTACGTGCGCTTCGCCTCCCTTGAGTGGAAGCTCGGCTGCCACATGGCCGAGTGGAAGGCCGCCCGCGAACTGGCCTATCGCATGGGCAAGGCCGGTGATGAGCTGAACCAAGCGCACTGCGATGGTGTAGTCCGCCTGCTGCAGGAGTATCTCGCGACCCCCGAGGGTGCCTCATGAAAGAGACCACACGCATTAGCCGCTGGGTAGCTCTGAAGGAGTACGACCACACCGCCTCCGATGAGTTTCTGGAGGTAACGGAGTGGACCAACTCCGAGGGCTTCGACCTGCACCTCAGCCGCGGTCACCAGTGCATCTCGCTGAGCTGGAATGAGTTCAGTGCCATGCAGGCAGCCTTAGGCGACTGGATCAACCAGCCAGATCCCGACGCCACCTGCCCGCACATCGTCAGCAGCGACGAAGGCACCAGCTACTGCAGGCTGGCGGAGAAGACCGCCGAGCTACTCGCCAAGCTGCGTGACCCGGACTTCACCTCAGCCCGCCAGAAGCGCGAGGGCTGACCTCATGAAGCACCTACAGCTCTATCGCATCACGTTCTCCCACGCCCCAGCGCTCCATTTAATGGCACGAGATTTGCCACACGCCATTACTACAGCAAAAGAGCTCTGCCCAGACGCTACTTTTCTCAGCGCTTACCTCGTACCTGAGTGGGAAGAAGACAGTGCTAAAGACCCCCTGATCTACGAGGTCTCTTACAACAAGCTCGCGCAGTACGAAGCCCGCTAATCTGAACCAACAATTCGGCAGCTTTCAGCACCGTTCGGAACATGCCGGCCCGCAACGCATCCTTCATCGACGGCCTCCGCGAGAACGAACGGATGGCCGCTGAGCTCCTCGCCCGTGGCAAAACCTGCCGGGAAGTTGCCCGTGCCCTCGGTATCTCCGAGCGCGCCTTGTACAACTGGCGCAAGCGCCCCGCCGTGCAGCGTGCCGTCTACGCCCTGCAGCAGGAGCTGATTGACGTCTCCGAGTCCAAGGGTCTGGCCCTGATGCCGGACGCCATCGCCACGTTGACCGAGATCATGGGCGACCCCAACGCCCGCGCCAGCGACCGCATCGCCGCTTCGCGGGCGCTCCTGAACGGTGCTGCCGCCTACCAGGAACGCAAGCTGCTTGAGCGCACGGTGTCAGACCTGGAGTCGCAGATCTACGGCCTGATGCAGATCCCGGCGGAAACCGTGGACGACACCGAGGACGACGGCACCGAGCTGCTCCCCTCGGCCAACCCCGAGGACGCGTAAAGCGCTGCGCTGATGACCGCCTCCCTGGCGCAGCTCCAACGCCGCGCTGACCGCCTCCGCCTCGAACTGGCCCGACGCGCAGCGCGCTCTGCGAACTACAGCCCAGCGCAGCAGCTCACCAAGCTGCCCGGCGTCGAGGAATGGCCGGCCTTCGCCCGGCGCACCTGGATCCGCACGGCCGGCACGGTGGCGCCGTTCGATCCGTACGACTACCAGATCGCCCTGGTGGAGAGCATCAACGCCCACCCGAACACGATCATCAACAAGAGCCGCCAAATGGGCGCCTCGGAGACGGTCTGCTCGTACCTGCTGTGCCGCGCCCTCACCGAGCGCGGTTTCGCCGCGGTGGTGTTCAGCAAGACGCAGCAGGACGCCTCCGAGCTCGGTCGCCGCGTGCGCGCCATGGCGAACTCGATCGAGGGCGAGTCGATCCGCTACCTGACGGACAGCAACACGCAGATCGCGATCGAGGGCCGAGGCACGTTGTACTTCCTGCCCGCGTCACCCCGCGCTGCGCGGGGTATCCCGAGTTGCTCCGTCCTGTTCATGGACGAAGGCGCCTTCCTCGACGGTGCCGCCGAGATCTACCGCGGCGCTATGCCCACGCTCTCCATGGTGGGCGATGCGGCCAAGGTGATCGTCACCTCGACACCCGACACGGAGCTCGACTGGTTCGGCCAGCTCTGGCACCAGGGCACGCCGGTCGACTGGTACGACTACGTGCGCCGCAGCGAGATCGACGCGCTGAACCGCGTCCTGTCCCGCGTCAGCGACTCGTGGAACCGCGTCGCGATCCACTACAGCCAGCATCCGATCTACGGCGCAGACCCGCAGTGGGCACAGCGCACCCGCGAATCGCGGCGCATGACCCAGGCCGCCTGGGACAGCGAATACGAGCTGGCCTTCGGCGCCACGGATACCCAGATCTACCCAACAGACCTGATCCGCCGCGCCGCCCGCGGCCACTGGCGCGAGTGCGGCTCGGTCGGTCGCACCTACGTGATCGGCATCGACCCCAACGCCGGAGGCAACGACTACTTCACCGCCGTGGTGCTGGACGTCACAGCCACCCCCTACGAGGTTGTGGCCATGTACCACGAGAACGGCAAGAGCACTGATTACAGCTTGCGCCATGTGAAGTCCCTCATCGAGGATTACCTACCAGAGCGGGTAATCGTGGAGAAGCAGGCGATGGGAGCTGTGATTGCAGAGGCGCTCACCACGATCCTGCCTAACTACGCTATCGAGACGTTCAGCACGAGTCGTCCCAGCAAGGTCGTAGCAACCGACCGAATCCTGTACTACCTGGAGCGGGACGAGCTGATCTTCCCCGAGGGCGTCATCTCCAACGAGCTGCGCGCCTTTCAGCAGAAGGAGTCCGGAGCCCGCGAGGCCGCATCAGGAGCGCACGACGACGCGGTGATGGCTCTGGCGTTCGCGTGTAGCGCGGTCCCCGAGACGCCAAATACTGCAGGATTCTTCGCCCACATTTAATTGTATATTCAGCGCCCTCAATGCCACGCGTATTCGCCCCTGAGTTCGAAGACTGGCTCTTGGACGAGGTTCGCGTGCGTGTCGTCGCCGGTGAAGGCCACCCCGCCGCGCTGTCGCGTGCGCTCCACGCCCTCGCCCCCGAGGACGTCGAGTTCGAGCCGTTCGATCGCTTGGTCAGCCGACTGCTCCATCGCCTGCGTACCGCTGGGGAAGTGCGTTACTCGACGAAGGACCGCGCCTGGCGTTCTACGCCGCTCGGACTGGATGTAGCCAGAGCCAAATGTCGGCTTCGCGCTCAGGATTCCAGAAAGGCTGACCCCTGAACCAGGCGGTCCAGTCGAGCTCTGAGCCCTTGGCCCGATTGCAATCCGCGCAAGCCGCGATCAGATTCCGCGCCACGGTGTGCCCGCCCCTGCACCGAGGGCGGACGTGGTCAAGGGTCTGCGCCGCCCCACCGCAGTAGGCGCACCGGCAGCCCCAGGAGTCCAGGATCCCCTGGCGGAATCGCAGCTTGGCGTGACGCTTCGAACAGAGGACGGATCCATCAATGTGATGGTCCACCATGCGCCGCACGTAGCTTCTCCAGCGTAGGGGTGCGACGACGCAGGGCCTCCGAGCCGAAGAAACGCGACTCTAAATGTGTATGAGGAAAAGTTATTTTCATACGCCGCAAAGCTATTTCTGTTCGCCCAGACCTCAAAACCTTTCCCTCAGAACCTACGTTTTTGCGTTTTGCCCCCTCTAAACTTTTCAGCCTGTACTCCATAGACTTTCACCAGAAGTCTCACACTGCGCGCCTCGTGGCACAACCTAATACTGAGACATTCCGGAACGATGGCGCGTTAGTAAATGTGCTGTCCGGGATGGGCGTACCATCAAAAGACAAAACAACAGCAACAGGCGTCGCCTCTAAATACTTCCTCACCGAGGGCGAGCTCGAAGCCCTCTACATGCACGGCATCCCGCGCCGGTATGTCGACTGCATCGCCGACGAGATCCTCCGCCACCGCACCACGATCACCATCGGTGGCGACGACCCCAACGCCCAGGACGTCATCACCGGGTTCGAGGAGTTCCTGAAGGCCACGCAGTTTCACGCCGCCCTCTCCGAAGTCATCAAGCTGCAGCGCCTCTACGGCGGTGCCGGCCTGGTGCTCCTGATTGACGACGGCCTCCCCGAGGACGAACCCGTCGACGTCGCCCGCATCCGCTCGGTTCGGGGCTACGTCCCCCTGTCGCGCCACGCGTTGATCCCCGAGGACTTCACGGTCACCGACTACTCCAAGCCCACGCACTACCGGATCACGACCAGCGAGCGTCTGACGCCGGACCAGCAGGGTAGCTACGTCAACGTCCGCATCCACAGCTCCCGCGTCGCCCGCTTCGACGGTCTGTACCTGCCCTGGAACGTCCGAGCACGCAACACCGGCTGGGGCCAGTCCGTCCTCCAAGTGATCTGGGAGGCGTACAAGCGTTACGAGAGCGCCATGGCCGGCCTGGAGTCGATGACGCAGGACGCCGATCTGTTCGTCCACAAGATTCCCGGCCTGTTTCAGCGCATCGCTTCCGGAAACGAGAGCGATCTACGCAAGCGCCTGGAGGCCAACAACCTGAGCCGCTCGGTCTACGGCGGCATGGTGGTTGACGTCGAGGAAGACCTGCAGTTCCTCAACCGTGCCCTGAGCAACATCGCCACGGCGACGGACCCGTTCGTCAAGGATCTCCAAGCCGCGACTGGCTGGCCGGCCTCGATCCTGATGGGCGACAGCCCCGGCGGCCTCGGCAAGGAAGGCCGATTCGAGGAGCGTGTCTGGGCCTCCCTGGTCGAACAGTGGCAGGAGGTCTACTGCCGCACTGCGGTGACCGAGGTCTTCCAGTACATCCTCGCCTCGCGCGAAGGCCCCGTTCGTGGCAAGCCTCCGGCCTCGTGGGCGGTGCACTTCCCGTCGATCTTCACCCAGACGGACTCGGAGAAAGCTGCCCTACGCCTGCAGATGGCCCAGGTCGACGCGCAGTACGTGAACCTCGGGGTCTTCAACGCCATCGAGATACGTGAATCTCGTTTTGGTGGCACGGAATACAGCATCGAGACGTCGCTGAACGACGCGGTCACCGAGCAACTGGTCACCCAAGCCGACGCCTCGTTCCAGAGCTCGATGATGGGTTACGAAGCCCAGGCACGGGCGCTGGAGAACCCGCCGGAACCCCAAGAGGAAGAGGAGCAGCCCCCCGAGGACGGCGGACAACCCCAACCCCAGCCTGAGGCGCCTCCCCGTCGCGACGCCTTCGACCTGTACGAGGCCCAGGGCCTGCGCATTCGCGTGGCCTACACCGCAGGTGACGTCCGTGCCGGCTACCTCGTCGGTCCGGATGGCCAGCGCACCGACTCCAGCGCCGCCGCGCCGTTGATGGTCTTCGGCCCCCACCGCATCCGTAGCTACAAGCTCTACCGAGCTCGGTTTGACGGTCCCGACGGCGAGCTCATTGACGGTCCCTACGCCACGGGCTTCGCTTCAATGCGCGCTGCCAAGCAAGGCGTGGCTGCTTTATTCCCTCGGCAGAATGTGGCAGGGCTATCCCCCGTCCCCGAGGGCGAACTTGAGGCCCTCCGCGCCGGATGGGAGGTGTATTGATGGACAACCAGCGCCCCCTGACTCCCGAAGGTTTCCGGACTGCCGCGTATCTGGCTGCCCGAGCGCGGCTGGATGCCCGCAAGACCACGCGCAACTTGCAGTGCAACCCGCCCAACGTGAAGTGCGGCGGCCGTTGCATCCCTCCGACCTGGGACTGCCGCCTCAAAGGGCAGGGCACCGACCCCCATTTGCGCGCAGTAAAGACTGACCCGCTCGGCGGTCTTGCCAACATTCAGCGCGGTGCTACGCGCATTGCCAAAGGCGTCACCAAAGGCAACTTCTCGGAGGTGCATGGTGGTAGAGAAGCCATCGTCCGAGGCGTAGTAAAGATTACCCCCGGCAATCTGCAGCAAAAGAAAGAACTTGAGCGCAAGCTCAAAGAGCGCACGCGCCTCATAGGTATTGGCCTCGCTGTTGCGACCCTCGGCCTCGGGACCCACGCCCTGCTGATGAAGACCGACACCTTCGGGTATCGCAACGGTGTCGGCGCCAATATCAACGCTGCCACGCGTGCTGGCGTCAATCGCGTCCTGGACGCCACCCCGATCATCGGTGCCAACCGAGCTCGGGTCCGCGCCGCCACCGAGGCCGGAATCCAAGCCGAGCTCGCCCGCCAGGGCAACCCTGCTTCTGCGGTTCTGACGGGCCAGCTGGCCCAGACGCAGGTCACCGGAGCCGAGGCTGATGCACGGTCAAACCTTGTCCAGGCGCTCGAAGCTGTGAACGGCACACATGGTGGTGCTCGCTCCGACTTCGACGCATGGAACCGCGAGCATCAGCGTGCTTTCTGGGGAACGACACGCGTAGAGAACGGTGTCGGCCTGACAGGGGATAAGCGTGCAAGCATCTTTGCCCGTCCCGCTACCGACGAGTTCCTCGCTCGTCAGTTCGGGCTCGGTGGTGACGATGTTCTCAGCAGCAGAGCAGTCAAAGACGCCGTAGCCCGTCAGCTCGGGGACTACAAGTCCAACCTGTTGGATCTCGCGCAGCAACAGGGCTTCCGCGTCACCAACACGAGGGGTGGTCGTGCCATCGATGCCAACGATCAGCGCGCCTTCATTCAAGGGGTTGTCCGTCGGACGCTTCCCGCGGGTCAGGCCAACGACCGAGTGCGCTCTGCCCTGACCCAGAGTCTGGAGGAGACGCTCACACGTAGCCCCAAAGGACAAGCCGACGCTGTCTATCGCCAGACCTTTGGCACGTTCAATGACTTTTACACCTCGCGCGCCTCGGTGATCGAGAGTGCCTCGACTGCACCGCGACTAACCCGTGAAATGCGAGGCGCCGGTGTTGAGCAGACGCTGCTCGATGCACGGCAGGCACGCGCTCAGTACGTGTTGGGCGTCGATCGCCCAGGGGCGCAGCTTCAGGGCTCTGCGCACGCCGAACTGGTGCTTCGCGACTATCACGCCCGGCGCGTTGCCCAGACGCCGCGAAGGATGTACACCGTCAGCGACCGCCTCGCGACAGCCGCCGCCTCCGAGATCGCGGGGCGCCAGGTCAGCCGTACCGAGGCGTTCCAGATCCTTGAGCGCGAAGGCTTTACTGGCGCTGTTCCGCGGTCTGCTCCAGCGCGCCGCCAATCCCAAGGTGCAGCGGCCCAGGCTTCCCTCACTGCCCTCGCCCGCCAGATCATGGCCCGCCAGGGCAACGAGGGCATGACCCTCGAAGCCGCCCTGCGCGCTGCCCGCCGTGAACGCGGCGACGCCGACGATGTCTCCCCCGAGCTCGTCCGCACCGCGGTCTACCTCGCGGCCCGCGCCGACTTCCAGGAGGGCCGCCGCCTGGGAAAGCCCTGCGGGGCCTCGCACATCCCGAAGGCCCATGAATGCCGGAAGGGGCAGCGCACCGAGACCGGTGTTTCCCCCGAGAACGGCCGCCCCTCCAACCTCGGACGGAAGATCGCGCTTGCTGCGGTCGTCGGTGTCGTTGGTGCAGTCGCCGTCACGGTTGCCCTCGACGCGCATCGCTTTTTCAACCCGAAAGATCTCCAATCTCCGCCTGGGTATCGCCAAACCATTCGCGCCATGCAAGGCGGTGATCCCGACATCGGCTACGACGTCGCCATCGGCCGCCATTACGACAAGGTCGTCGCTTCTGAAGGTTGGAAACCGGGCCAACTGGTCTACACCCGTTATGGCTCTGGTAGCCAAAAAGAGCCCACGGGCCACTTCGCGGTGTACATGGGCAAAAACGGCGACCGTCATCAGTTCGCTGATTTCGGTATTCCAGATGACGCAAGCCGTGCGGGCCAAGTGCATCTCTTCGAGTACGGCCCCGGCGCACGAGGTGGAGCCCCTTCGATTTTCTTGAAGGCCCCACCGCTGAAGCGCGGCACCGAGCCCTACTCCTCCGAACAGATCCAGCAGCGGGTGTTCTCCAGCCTCGGCGCCCGCATGAAGTACGACGCGCTGGACAACAACTGCGAGACCTGGGCGCGGATGATCACCACCGGCCAAGCGCGCTCGGCCCAGGTCGAACGTCTCAGTGTGGTGACCCGCGGCCTGTATCGCTTCTACGACCGCAAGACTGCTGGCGCACCGCCGAAGGACATCCCCTCGGTGAAGCAGCAGGCGCGCATCTTGGACATGCAGGCCCGCGCCGCTTCCGGTGACAAGAACGCCCGCACCGAGCTCAAGGCGTTCCAAGCCCTGATCAAGCAGGGCAAGCGCACGGACGGAATGCAGCAGGACACCGAGGGCGATCTACCCACCCCGGCCGAACTGCTCAACGCGGCCACCTCCGATGTGGACGCCCTGATCCGCACGAAGCTGTACCTCATGCTCGTGATTCGCCAGGGAGAGGCCCGCGTCTATGGACCTGCTTGAGCGCTACAACGCCCTCCTCCGCACTTCCGAGGACGGCACCATCACGATGCTGAACCGCGTCCTCGACGCGAGTTTCAACCGGTTGGTCCGCCGCGCTCGGGTCCACATGCAGGCGGGCTACACCGACCCCGCGCAACGGAACCTGGCCTTGTTGCAGGAGTTCCGGATGCTGGTGCCGGCGTTCAACCCCAACGCCGTGGACGGCTACGACCGCATCCTGCGCAATCTCGTGGGCACGTCCGGCCGCTTCGGTCTGACCGTGGCGGATGAGTTGACCGGCCAGGTGAAACCCGGTCCCCGCGTCGACGTGTCCATCCCACTGGAGGCGACCGCCGCGGCAGCGGCCCAGGCCAAGGGATACCTGCGGAAGCACGGTGAGAAGTTCGCCGAGACCGCTGCGGAGGTTGTGGCTCAGGGCGTCGCTGAAGGCCGCCCCACCGATGCCGTCATCCGCGATGCCCGCTCTCGCCTAGGCGTCGTGAAGTCCCGCGCGGAGGCGATTGTGCGTACAGAGTCCCTCCGCGCCTACAACGACGCCTCGAACAGCTACTACGCCGCGCAGGGCATCGATTTGGTGCTGTACTACGCCACCGCAGATGACCGGAGCTGCCCTGTCTGCGTCCCGAGGGCGGGGCAGATCTACCGCCGCACCGAGATCAGGACACCCCTGCACCCACGCTGCCGCTGCTACCTCGCCCCATGGGACGCCGACGTCGCCGCGATGGACCCCGACTACGCCACTATGCAGAAAACGCATAAAGACGACGTGGCCAAGACCTTCGCCACCGCCGGCACCGAGCTCGTCTCCCTGAACAAGGCCGCCGTGTTCGAACAACTCGCCCCAGTCCCTGTGTCCTAGTCAGGAACTGGTTCTTACACTGGCCTATCACATCCTGGGCGGCGCCGCCCTACCGCTATGCCCGTCGCCACCAAGAAGCGTCCGCCACTGGAAATGGAACCAGGCGAGGGCAAGCTTCACGAGAGCGCTGAATCCGCCGCAGAAGAAACCCGCGAGGGTGCCGAGCCTGACGACGCCCCGAAAGGCAAGACCAACCGCAAGCGCAGCGCCAAGGGCGTCAAGTCCACCAAGGCGCCGATGGATGGCGACTGCGGCTGCGGTGGTGGCAAGGCCAAGAAGTGCACCTGCGACGGAGGCTGCGGCGGCTACGCTAAAAAGATGGACCGCTCTGATGCCCTGACCCCTCAGGAGTACCTGGCTGCCTGCGACCTCGGCATCCAAGGCCGCAGCCGCTCGTACATCCGCGCTCGTCTCGACACTGCCATGAACCTCACGCCCTCTACAATTCGCGCCGACTTGAAGTGCGGTAGAGGCTCGATTTCCAAAGGCGAGAAGTGCACCAAAGGTGCGGCTCAGGCTGTGG